ATCGACCTCGCCCACTTTGTTCCACGCTGCAAACGCCAAGGCATAAGAAACCGTGGTGTTCATGTAAGCGCAGCGTTGGTCTTTGATGACCTCTTCAAGCGGATATTCAACCAGCGCAGGTACGCGCTCATCTAGCTCACAGGTGTATATCGGCTTATCAAACGTAGGCAGGAGCTTTCGCATTACGTCGGTTTGGTTGCCTGCATCATCGGTATCTAAAAATCGACTAGCAGGGTCAAGCATAAAAACACGATCACAGTCGAAAACCGACAAGGCTGAGTTAATGACCCAAACCTCGTCCCACTCGACGCTGTTTTCTTTACCAATAACATAGTCGATCTGGGAGGCTCCCAGACCAATGATTGCTACTTTTTTGCCCTCAAGCTCTTTGATTGGTTCCAATTAGGTTACCCCTGTACGCAATAAGTCATATCGATACTCGTCTCTGGTTCCACGGCCTTCGCTCAGATTCTTCATCCGAGAGACGCCTTCCTTGAACCGAGCCTCGAAGTTGGCTATTACGTCAGGAGCTTCTTTTAGGAACACAGCAGCCTCAACCAAGGTGCCGTACAGTAGCGGATCAGGGTGATCCGTAGACAGGATTGTCGTACCTGAGTCGCCGCCAACCGTCAAAGACGCTGGCTTATACAGGTAATGCAACTCTGCCGTATAACCAGAATCTGGTACAGGCGACAGCTCAAAGGCTGTTTCGTCAAACAACGAGTAATACTTGGGCCTGCCAGTGGTTGTCGTGGTAGGGCTGTATTCCTTGATGAATGACGGATGCTTGAAATCCAAATAGTGGTACTTGTTGTCGCTATCAATAACCGCCAATGAAAACGGCGCAAAGTAGTCGCTTGGCGTAGCCAAGAAACGATTGCTTGCCGTCAACGTACCCTGCACATTCTTTCGCTGTTCTGGCAGCTGAACCAGCTTGAAGATGCGGCTCTCAGACTCTTGTATGAACGTGTTCAGGTTGTTGTTGAACGTGGTCTCATTGACCTGCAAGTAATCTTGCACAGTCGATTTTAGCGTTGCCAATGTGAAGCTCATGACGTTGTTACCTCCACGGTGCCAACACTACAGGTTATTCCAAAAGTTTGCAAAGTTGTACCCAAAATACCATTTCCAACATTTGTGTAAACGGTGAAAAAGTTGTTGTCGTTGCCGTCAGCCGCTTGATCAGGGCGCGTGATCTGCAATGCCTGCGGGTCAACAGGGGCTGGCTTTGGCATGAGTTGTGGATGCTTTGGTGACCACTGATCTGGGCCTACCAATAAGCCATCCCACGTCATCTTCATGTCTTTTAGGCGATAGCGAAAGCCCGTGATGTCACAGATGCCGTAAGCACGCTTGTTGGATGCGTAAGCCATTACGCTATGTTGTACCCACGAAGATCGGGGGCCACTCTAAAAGAGGCGCGGTCTTCGTCTTGGCTCAACGCTCGCTGGAACTCTTCCTCGTAAATCTGTTTCAGCATACCAACCTTTTCAGGCGCTCTCTTTAGCGCAATGTAATAAGCCAAACCAGCGGCTAAGCAGGGGTAAAATCGAAACGGAACCTGCAATGTGTTTGCCCCAGCATCTGCGTCATCCATACGGCTCAACACGTTTAGATATAAATCGTATTTGGATGTCTGATCTGGTGCAGGCCAAACTGTGATGGTCGGGCTAATCTGCTTGTCTACGAAATACTGGTTAGGCTTTCCCGTGCTTGTTTTGGTAGAAAGATTGGCGTACTCGGATCGAGACATTCGAGATAGCGGCACGTCTGTTGATACACCGCCCAAAGTCTCACGAATGAACACGTCTAAAACGTCAATTGTTGCGGTTGGATTTGTTGCGTCAACCGTGTACGAGGTCGTGTCTTTGACCATCGCTAACGTCTTTTGATTGATCGTCCATTGATTCAAGCCACGGTTTGCCCACTCTGCGAGCATCAGGTTGAGGGATCGATTGGCCGTCTTTAGGTCATAACCCGTGCGAAGCTCTAAGCCGCAACGCTCAAACGCTTCTTCAACGTAGTCAGCTACGTCCAACTCGAAATCTTTACTTCCGCTTACCGCCATCTTTTTTACCTGCGTAGAGGTTGTCAAAAACCTGATTCACGTCAAGCGTATAGTCTAAATCACTTTTTGAGTAGTGGATATGTTGGCTTGGCTTGAAGTCTGGCGCACCTTCCCCAGTCTCAAACCAAGCTGGGTGGGTTACCCGCACTCGATTATTCGGCAAAGCAACGATATTTCCAGTCCACTTCCCAGCATCAAGAAGCTCCAAAACATGACTCTGCTTGTGTTGCGCTGGGTCATCGGCTATCTCGTTTTCCGCGTAATCTACTGTGAAGTAATACTTAGCTGGATAAAATTCGCCGTCAATCTTGGCAAGCCAAGGTGTTGGTGTCGCTCGATCTAAAACGTAAACCGCATGGTTGTATGAGCTGCAATCCCAAGGCTGAGCTGCCCATACAGGCATTGGCTCTGGCCATTCATCAAAGGGCGTATCTGCAACCAACGCTGTAATTGGCATCCTCGCCCACATCGCGCCGCCATGCACGTTTGGCTCTTCGTCATCGTCGTAAGTCTCAGCACCCGTAAAGATGATCTGAAACGACAAACAGCGAGTCGGCATCGTCGTGACAGCAATAGCCATCGCGTGAACAAACTCGCCGTGATACTTCTCATGGTTGTGCGTGTATTCCTTCCGCACCCAGCACTTAAAGTGCGGGATATTGCTCTGAAGGTAAGCCACTAGCTGCGGCCATATAGACCACTGTTCTTGCTTGAAGGCTTTTTCATACCGCCTTTAGCTGCGCCGCCTTTGGCGTACCCCTTGGTCTTCATGGCCCCACCTTTTGCGTAGCCTTTGGTTTTCATGGCTGAGCCGCCTTTCTTCATGCCCATAGGCATTTTCATGCCTTTCTTGCCACCCATTGCGCCGCCTTTTGTGCCCATCTTGCTTTTCATAATCTCGCCTCCGTCTTTAGCGAAAGTTGCGACATTGGTAGGCTTGCCACCAACACCCTGTTTTTTTGACCGCTTGCGGCTAACCGCTGAAGCAATCTGCTTTTTGCTCATGTTAGCGGCTTTATCTGCGGGTACGCACTTAGGGTAACCACGATCAGAATCGCTGGCACTCTTACGCCCACACTTTTCAAAGCCACCGCCTTCTTTGGGCGCTGAGATGTCAACCCAGTTGCCACCCTTGCCTTTGCCAAACCATTTCTTGAGTCCGCTTCTGGGCTTAGCCACGAGGTACTCGCGTCTTCTTTTGCTTGCTTGGCATGATAGCGCCACAGCCACGGCCTTGAACCATCACGGTTCCACCCATGTTCATTTTCTTTGCCATGCTCTTGGCAATTGCAGTGCCGCGCTTGCGCTCATATTTACTTAGCTTGCCGTCTTTGTCCAAATCGCTTTTTACTGGGTCTAGCGTAACTTCGCCGCCGGTTTTGCCTCTGTATGTTCCGCCCATTCGCTTGTACTCCTGAACCATCCAGCCGTTAGCATAGGCCGAAGGATACACATCAAACTTGGCCTTAGCTTTTGCCTTGGCTTTTTTGTACAGGGATGGATTCGCTACGTTTTCAGGTATGTTGTCGGAAGCCACGGCAGCCCTATCTTAAAATCTAAATCTTAGCTTGCTGGGATCAAACGCCACTTTAGGAATGGGGAAAGAGGGTTTAATTGTCGGCGCGGGTTTGCTTGGAGGCTTGCTATCAAAAAAACCCATGTCTCTCGGCTTACCCGTGGTCAAGTCTATAGGTGTAGGCATTACTTGCGGTATCATCATCCTCGGAGGCGCTTTCGGCATTGGTGGCTGATACATGGAGTTGCCAGTCACAGGATCTGTGTAATATCGCCCACCGCTTTTAACCGCCGTAGGCGCGGGCTGTTTGATTCTTGTTGTGGGGGTCGCTGCGCGCTGACCCCTTGGGTCAAACTGCTCTCTCTCTTCAAAAAGACCCATAGCATCTGCGCGACCATCCGATACATTCATGGCTGCTGCTGAGCCACCGCCGTAAGGGTTGAACCCAGCGGCTTCCGACGCTGATGGGCCGAAGCCATAAGCGTCCATTTCTGGCTCAACGCTTACACCTTGCTGGCCCTCTGCGGAGCCGACCGTGATTGGCGGCGTTGTGGTTGCAGGTGGCGCTGTGGTTGCAGGTGGCGGCTGCTGGCTCTGCATCTGAGCCATGATGTCATCAGTAATCTGCTGACGCAGAGCCTCTGTGTCTACCTGTTGAGGTATTTCGCCTCGAAGCGCCTCTATTTGCGCCTGAATTGGGTTCACAGCAGCAGAGATTGCTTCTTGTCTTTGCTGAGATATCGGATTAATCGCTGCGGCTAAATCGTCTTGCGTTAAGCCAGCGGCTTGTAAAGCGTCGATACGCGACGCCAATTCTGCTCTCTGTCCCGTTGCTGCATCAACGGCTTGCTGAAATTGCGCGGTTTGGTCATTGACAGCGGCTAGTTGCGACTGAATCGACTCAATCGGCAAAGCACCAAGATTGTCGGCCAGCCCGCCGATTTGTTGTTCCAAACCTGCTATCAGATTCGCGGTTTCGTTGCGTATCGTTTCGGATTGAGCCGCGTTTCCAGACTCCACATCTGTATATAGGCTTTCTAACTGTTGATTCAAACTGTTTATTTCGGCTTGTGTGCCGCCAAGAGCTTCTAGTTGCTGACTGATAGAACCTATCTCGCCCTGCGTAGATTGTGCTTGTTGTCCCAGTGTTGCCAGCTCTTGATCGGTAGCGGTTTGCGCAGCGGCTTGTATCGCAGACAACTCAGAGGCTGACAATTGCTGTCGGTCTAATAGGTCTTGGAAATTACTCTCTATGACGCTATTGATATCGGTCAAATCAGTGCTTAATGACCCAATTCTTTCTGTAAGATCACTGACTAAAGAACCTTGTCGGTCACTCAAATCGCCAATCGCAGCCTCTTGAGCCTGACGAACCAGTCTGTCGCCTTCTTCTATTTGACGAGCCAGAGCCGCTCTTTCATCTAAACCGGCTTGGCGCAGATCGAGGGTCTCAGCGTCAACCTCTCTTTGCATGTCAGCAATACGGCCTTCAAGCGCCTTCGTAATATCAGAGCGTTGCGCCAATGCAGCGTCTTCTGAGGTAGATAGCTCTTGACGCAATAAGTCTCGCAGACTATCAATCTCGGCTTGACGAGCAGCGGTAGCGGCTTCATCAGAGGCTCGCTGCTCTTCCATAATCCGCTCATACTGGCTTGCCAGCATGTCTTCAGTGTCTGGCGTAATAGCTTCCAAAGTACGCAGCGTGGGCGCTGCTGGCGCTTCCCTTGGCCCTCTGTCGTAAACGGGCTGCTGCATCAAATACTGATTCAGAGCTGAGTATGGCGAAGCCGAGCTTCCGTACTCGTCTAGCGCAGCCTGTAGATCATTGGATTCAGCCATCTAATTCACCAATTTTTGCACGACCAATAAGAAGCTGCGAATACGTCCTTCTTCTTTTGAACCGCATCGCAGTTGTGGCGAGCACGAAAGTTGCGCCGACGCTCTGGACTGTCGCGCTTGATCTCCATATTCGGATCACCGTAGCGCACAATCTTTACTTGATCGCCTTTTTTGGCTAGAACCGCGAACTTCTTGTTCTCGCCGGGCGTTCTTTTCTGCTTGTTATAGCCGGGGAAAGACTCGCCTCTATAGACGAGCCTGCCCGACTTGGTTCTCTTAACGTCGCTTGTGTCAGCCATTAGCCGTAAGTCTTCAACACTTCAACAATCACAGTATAGGTGTCGCTGCTACTTGCGCCAATCGTCGTGAACTTCACGTCACCCGTCTTCCCGTCACCCGCATTATTGGGGATGCCAGAAAAATCAGAGTAATCGTGAAAGCCATTTGAGTCAGGCGAAAGGCCAATGATCAACGTGTCAGCCGTGGCGTCGTTGAGCAACTCAACGCCCATGCCGACGCACTGCCACCAAATCTTGGCGACAGCTACTTCTGTGCAAGCCTTTCCTGCGCTGTTCGTAGTCAACGCGCTTACGTCAATCTTAGTGACAGCAGTCTCACCCGTACCATCGCTGATATTGGTGAATTTGAGGACGGCTTTGCGCTCGCCGTCCTGAATGGTTTGGCTTGTTACTGCATCTGCCATTGCCTATCTCCTATTTTGTGGATTAAGCGTCAGCGAAAGGCGTAACAATCGTTCCTGAACCAAGCAGCAAGGTGTTATGTACGAGGTAGCTGGCTGTATCAATTGCTGTTACTTGAATGACGCTGCCGACCAAACCGCCTTTGGTTGAGCCGTTGAAAGTCATCACGTCATTTGCTGCGGCTGGGAAGAAAGCTTTCTCTACGCCGTCATCGACAGCAACGATCGCTGCACCTTTGAACTTGTCAGTGCCATCGGTAAGGATGTCCAAGTCAGTGGCTGCGGTTTCAATGTAGAAAAAGAAAGACGCGCCTACATTATTAGCTTGATCAGGGGACGTAGGATCTGTAGGGGTGGTGGAAACAATTGATGGCAAAGTAAACTTGCCGTCTGCGTCATTCAGCAGAATGATCTTGCCAGCATGAGCAGCCACGGTCAGCGTGGTGTCTGCGGACAGACTGACGCTGCTGTTTACGCCTGCGGTTATGAAGCCGCCCAGCGATCTGACTGGGCCTGACATTGTTATCTGTGACATGGTATTACCTCTTACGAAAGGATTCGCCCCAGAGTCTTCGTAACGTCTGCTGAGCCAGTCGCTGGGGCTTGATTTATCTCAGATCCTCAGTGTATGCCAACGACCCGCCAAAAAAAAGTTCAATTATTTGCACTTTTGTGTGTATACATAGTTGCACATAGACACGGGATCTGTATAATTAGGGCCATAACAACGGAGAATGATGATGACAGTAAAAATCTACCAGTTTCACCTCACGCAAGAAGACATCGATCTTTTGAACAAAGAGGGATGGGGCGCTTCAGGAAAAACTATGGCTTTCGCAGACAAAGGCATGGGCAAAATTGACCTGACTCAATGGTTCCACGCTTATAACCATGTTGCCACGGTAGATGCTACGGACTTGGGCGAAGTTTTTCGACTGACAAACCTTTGGGAAAAGCCAGAGCTAGTTAAAAAACACGCGCAAATGAGCAGCGTGTCGGTTGGTGACGTGCTGGAAATGGACGGTCAGTTTTACTTGGTCGCAAATTGCGGCTTCGAGACAGTCAACTTAAACAAGGCGGCGTAAGCCGCCCGAAGGAGAAAGTGATGGGTAATTTTTGGAACTGGTTGGAAAATCGCATTGACGAGTACGAGCTGGCGCGTCAGCGCGGCGTGAAG